CTTTTGTGCTTGGTCATCTAACAGTCCAATAGAACGTAAGGCTTCCTTTGCCCCACGTCTAGCTGCACGATCTAGCATATCTTCTATTTCATCTGCTGTAAGTTTAATGTCAGACATAACCTACACCCTATGGTTTAGTAGGCCAATCTGCGCCCTCTAGGTGAGGCCAGTTAGCATGTGTAGTGATGTCACGTAGTGCTTGACGATAAGCTGTTTGCTCTGGTGTCATTATGCGGTCTGATACAGCCCACCAATCTGTTTCCTCAAGAAGCCTATCACGAGACTGTCTATTAATGTTTGCTATTCCATCATTATATTCTGTAATTTCTTCTGTAGTTTTGTCTGTAACGACCCAACCTAGCGTCCAAACACCGTCAACTAAAGAGGGCTGTGCTTCGGCCTCTATGTTCTGTGTTTTTTCATTATATGATGGGCGAGATGCTACTGCTACAGGGTAAACATCCCAAGAAGCTAGTGTTTCATCGGTGGGGCGTTTGGGAAAAGATGTGTTTGGATTATCACGGCGCAGATTGCCGACCGTGTAGGGGTATTGGTCTACTGCTCCGTTTGTGGTTTTAACGTACATTTAAGTTTTCTCCTTATAGATATGTCGTAGATAAAGCATTGTAAGTGTTGGTGTAATCTATGCGGGTTGCCGTTGGAATATCCACCATGTCAGGAAACTGGTTAGATGCGACAGTTAGAGACTCCATGTAAGAATTCGTGGTTTCATCTGAGATAGACCAAGAAGATGAAGTATCCGTCACGACTAGATTATGTGATCCGTAAATCCCTTGATCCATTGCGTAAGTGCCTGTCGCAATGCCGTCCGTAGGAACTTTTAAGACACCAGCACTAGCACGACCACCTGTCTGCCCTGATACATCACCTTCTACCCAATACTCTAAATAAAAACCTGAAAGATGATCTCCATTGCTGTCAGCAGGTATTTGTATATTTTCAGCAGAAAGAGCGTGCTGATACCGAACCCCAGAACCTCCATCCATATTAAAAGACAATGCCCAATCTATCGTAGTTAAGTCAGATGATATTTTTAAGCAGTCAACCTCCAGATATGAGCCGTTCCATTTAGTCATCATCATATAGTAACAATCGTCTGTTTTATTAAACGCACAGTATTTATCTGGATACCCACTCATTCCTGTTTTTGTTAAATGAGCCACTTTGTCTAATGTAGATGGATATGTAACCCTTGCAATAAAACCACCGCCTACTGGCCCTTGACTAAATATAGCGTATTTAGTTGTGCTTGTTGTTGTTACATCCATCACGGTATTGTGCAGATGGTTGTTGTAATATTGCTCCCCAGTGGTATACCACGGCCCATTGGCCCTAAAAACATAACCCCTTCTAGCGGCCGCACTATTTTCATAATGATCCAATACACATGGACGACTTTGAGCAGCATTGTTTGTTTGTACAATACAGGCATTTAACAAAGCGTAAGTATTATTAGTTGGCGCAGTCTTAAACAAGCAATGCGTAAAAGGAAGCCTTGTACCCGTAGTTTGAGGAGTTCTAGAATAATTAGAAGGCATACCTTCTGTAGACGAATACGTTGTGTTGTAAAAACTTGTAAATGTTTTATTCCAACCTATAGCATAAATTGATGCGAATCTATTATGCGGTGTATATACAACATTTTCATCTGGCCTAGAAACCATACCCTGATGTGAGGATGGTCTCCACCCGAATACATACTGACCTGAATACGAATAATTAGTCATTGCGTTAGTAGAGGGGTTCCATGAGTATAACATTGCGCCAGACTTATAAAACTGACAGAAAACTTTATTATCAGCCGCTGCCTCAATCATTATACCTTCTGGAACACCGCTGCCACTCTTATCAAACTGAGCCACATTTCCCAGATTTCCTTCTGCATCTATGTCTACCATAAAAATGTTATTATTTTTATAGTGAAACCCTGCGAGGATAACATTACCGTTGTTGTAGCCTGTCGTGATTAATCTATTATTACCGCTGGTGTAATAAATTTTGTCTGTAGTAGAGTTTTGTGGAAATGAAAATTTCCCGTACCATGCGTCAGAGCCACCACCTGCAGAGGCCAGCATTGTCTTTTTCCAGTTAACCATCTTGGATTACCCCATATTCCTTCCAGCCCTAAAGCCATACCATGTAGTGCCACCATCATGCGTGTAGAACATAAACTGATCTACTGCAGAGGCGCTGTCTGTTAAACTAGGAGCAAAACCATTATTCCAATCAACAGAGCTAGGCCATGTTACAGTATAACCACTAGCACTTGCATCTTGCACAATCTTTAGTGAGAAACCATAGGCTGTACCACTTGCAGGAGGATTACTAAAGGTAAACGTAGTGTTTTCACTTAGTGTGTTACTAAATACGTTACCTGCTTCACAGTTAATCGTTGTTGCATTACTTGATGACGTTACAGCCTGATAGGTTTCATTGTATGATGTTACTATAAGTTCACCATCAATGTCAACATCACCAGTGTAAGTTTCTAGTGAAAAACTTGTAAGTTTTGTATCAAGCTGTGTCTGGATGTTAGATGTTACACCGTCTACAAAGTTTAACTCTGTTGTGCTTGCGGTGATACCATCTAGTGTGTTTAATTCTGCTGTTGATAAAGTTGCACCATCAAGAATGTTTAGATCTGCACCTGTAGCAGTTACTTCTGTACCACCTAATGTAAGACCACTTGTAGTAATGGTAATGTTAGTAGAACCATCAAAGTTAGCTGAACCTGATGTAATACCTGCTACTGCAATAGTACGTGGTGTAGCAAGTGTAGTTGCAGTATCAGCATTACCAGTAACGTCACCTGTCACATCGCCTGTAATTGTACCTATTACTGCTGCATTACCTGATACATTTAGAGTCGCCACATTAGCAGTATCAATAGAGCCTGTATCAATATAAGCAGTGCCGTCAATATATGCATTACGCCATTCGCTCCCAACAGCACCAAGATCATAAGAATCATCAACAGAAGGAATAAGGCTTGACGCAACATCTGCATTTACTGTCACCGTGTCTGTATTCGCATCACCTAGTGTTGTGTTACCATTAACTGCAAGAGTACCTGTAAGTGTAGTGTTTGTTGATACAGCTAGTGTTCCAGTAATTGATGTAGAACCTAGACTTACAGCACCACTAGATGTCACAGTACCGTCAATGTTAAGATCACCTGCTAGATACGCATCTTTATATTTTAGACTAGATGTACCTAAGTCTACAGTGTTTGTAGTTTTAGGGCGAAGCACTGTTGTTGTAGCAACAATGTCTTGAGCAGGGCCAAGTACTTCAATGGGAGCACCTTCAGAAGATGTACCGTCATGGGTATGTCCAGTAGAGCTACTAAAGGCACTTTCTATGGCATTAAATTCTAGGTCTAAATCATCAGCATCAATAACGTTACCGTTAGCAATGTTGTCTGATGTATCAGCACGTGTGTAACCTGTACCCATGTTGTTTCCTTACCTTTTATCCTCTATGGTATACTCTAAGATTGCAGTGTCCAGAGTAAAACTTGCATTAGTACTATTGTCTTCAATACGTAAAGCAACTGTTGTACCTGAACCTATTAAATTATTTTTATATGTTTCATCTGCGACTGTACTATATAAAGATGTACCAAAGATTGACTCACTAGAGCCGTATATTGCACCGCCGCCTGTTCCAGTTATTTCAAATACGGCAGGTTGTATTTTATTTGCGTCATTTCTGTTTAATCTAATACTTGCTGTACAAGTAAACGATCCTTCAGGTTTAATATATAAGTCTAGTTTGTAAAATGTTTTACGTATTTGTGGATCGTTGATTGGCATGTATGCTGATTCATATAATGCATCAATTGCACTACCATCTCTATCTGTGCCTACTTCTTGTTTGTATATATAACCATCTTCATTTGCAAAGTATATTACTTCAACATCATCTATCAAATAAGAGTCTGAAACATACACTTTAAACCCTTTTAGTTCTGCCCACTGAAAACCTTGACCACCTTGATCAATAAACTTTGTAGCCAACATGCCTTTAGCAACACTTGCACGTTCTGTACTTGAATAACTAAAGATACGATACTGTGCTTTTTCACGAAGTATGTAACTATTAAAGTGTGTTCCTGTAGTAACTTGTTTAGCTAATGTGGGTCTTACATTTTTAGATGCAACATCAAGTCCAAAGTCACCGATACGTTCTGTTGAGCTAATTGATCTAAGACCATCAGGGGCAAGGAATAATACGTCACCGCCGACTTCTTGTATTGTGTCAGGCTCTAAGCAACCAATGTCATCAGTAACTGTGGAAAGAGAGAAGTCTGCAGCACTAGAACCATTTATTTGTACAATCTTATCAGAGCAGAATACAATTAAGCTATTACGATATACTGCCATTCCTGTAATGGTAGAAGCTACATTGATAGATCCTGCACCGTTAGCTGGATCAAAGTCTGTATCTGCATAGGGTGCAGTAAAAACTAACTCAGTATCAACTGCAAAGAATAAGGTGCTCTTATAAAGTACTGCAAAGGACGCATTCTCAACCGCTGTGTTACCAGTACCTGAGCTTGTAAGATAGGTTAGCGTACCTGCTGATACATCATAGTAAGCTGGATAGTTAACACCGTCAACAAAAACAATCTTTTCTGTACCTGTAAAGTTATAGTTTTCTTTACGTACTTTTGAAATATTTGTATCTGCGGCAGTTGCTAAAGAAGACCAACTTGGTGTTGCATCATTTGCATTTGCTTCATAATAAATACCGTTACGTACTGCAATTACCTTTTGTGATCCTGAATCAGGTATAATACAAACACCTTGTACAACACCTGTTCCTGTTACTGCAGTGTCTATTAACTTGTCATAGCCAAGAACTTTTTTGTAACCACCATCCAGTGTAGGTTCAAAGTTTTGCAGTATAGCCCCAGAACCAATGTTTGACATACCATGTTGCAAAGGGCTAAGATTAGAAATCAACCCTCCACTAAACTGTATGGGAAATGTTTGCCATTCTGTAGCCATTACGTGTTTATACTTTCAATAAACCAAATGTATTTGGGCTGCTGTACCTTACTGTAGAACGTACATAGTCATACGTATTTATATGTAGACTACGCATATACTTAATACTCTGTTCAAACTTTTGCTGTGACAATTGAGCAGATTGATTATCTCCTCTAAATTGATAAGCGTAATACATAGCACCTTCAGTGATCACATGTTTAAATTCTTGTGGTACAGTAGGTACATCATCTTGTAATTCTAACTCTACAGGATTACGATAGTATTCATAAACTAATTCATATGCTTTATCAGGTGTAGGGAATATAATAAATTCTT